TAGTAATATCACGTCGTGTAATTAAATTAATGCCAGTGCCTTTTCTACCCCAGCGTCCAGAACGCCCAATACGATGCAAATAGGTATGAATGTCTCTTGGCAAATCAAAATTAATAACAACACTTACTTGTTGAATATCAATTCCACGTGCGGTAACATTTGAAGAAATCAATACACGCGCAGAACCAGTTCTAAATTCCTTAAAAGTACGTTCTCTATCTGCTTTTGTCATGCTACTATGAATGCATGTTACAGGAAAGTTATCTTCTTTCATTGCTTCATATAAATCAGTAACACGTTTTACACTGTTGCAATAAATAATGCATTGAGAAACGGAAATAAACTGATATAAATCTTTTAAGGTTAAATACTTCTGTCTATCATCTTCGACAGCAACAAAATATTGTTTGATACCTTCTAAAGTAAGACTTTCTGCTTTAACACAAATTTTTATAGGGTCACGCATAAACTTGTTAGTTATTTGAAAAATATTATGGGGCAAAGTTGCACTAAATAAGGCAATTTGTGCGTTTTTGTTAAGATTTTGAAAAATATTGTATACTTGTTCTTTAAACCCTGATGATAACATTTCGTCGGCTTCATCGAGTACCACTATTTTGAGTTTACCAGCATTTATATGTTTACGTCGAATCATATCATAAATTCGGCCAGGGCATCCAACAATAATATGTGGTACATTTTCACGCATTGATGATGCATCTTCGTCTATAGACGAACCTCCAATGATAGTTTTAATGACAATTCCTGTCATCAATGATGACAAGCTAGTAATAACAGATGCTATTTGCATTGCAAGTTCATGTGTAGGTGCCATAATTAATGCTTGGTTTGAACGTTCTTTTACATTAATATGTGATAATGTACCGACCGAAAATGCGGCAGTTTTTCCTGTACCTGATTGGGCTTGAGCAATAATATCTTTGCCATTTGCAATAGATTTGATTGATTTACTTTGAATTGGACTAGGTTTTTCAAATCCATAAGAATAAATGCCCCGTAAAATATTTGTGTCTATTTCTAATTCATCCCATGAATTAAATGTTTCATAATTATTTTCCTCTTCTTCTCTCAGTTCGTTGGTTATTTTTTCTTCCGTCATAATCTTTATATTATATTATATTATGTTATTTTTAAACCTTTTTATAATTAAAATCTATATTATATTTGTAATACCAATGACACAAGAAAACAATAATACAAACAAATACAAACAAATATTTTATTATGTATTTGATAGGGTTCTATATATTATTTATATTAAAAAAAATTGATATAAATAAATAGTAATATATAAATAGTATAGACAGAACAATGGCAGCCACTTTGAAGTATAATTTACAGCAAATTAATGATATTGTTAGCAATGGTCTAGTCTGGCAAATTCCAGAAGATACATTACAGATTATTAATTATTTATGTTCGGAAGTAGGTTCTACGCCAATTTCATCTAATATTTATGAAAGAAAAGAGTCGACTAATGCATTTTCAAGTGAAAATATAAGAAATAAAAAGAAGCGCGGAAATAAAGGTATGGAAGTAACATCCGAAGAATGGGAGTCACTTCGTACTTTTCAAACAACAAAAATAGAACAAAAGATTGGAATCGGGTCTGAAATAGACCAATTGCGTTTGCTTCTTAACAAACTTACAGATAAGACTTATTTGGATATTAGGGAAAAAATTATAAACAAGATTAATTCATTGGTCGAAAGTGAAGAATTTAGTCTAGAAGATAGTGAAAAAATATCTATTACTATCTATGACATTTCGTCAACAAATAAATTTTATTCAAAGATTTTTGCGGACTTATATGCTGAATTAGTTACAACCTATAATTGGTTAAGACCTAATTTTGACAACAAATATGAAAAGTTGTTTGAACAATATAATACTATTATATATGTTGACCCTGATGTTGATTATGATAAATTTTGTGATATTAATAAATTGAATGAAAGACGACGTGCAATTACTACATTTTACTTTAATTTATGCAAAAATGGATTTGTACCCAAAGAATTTATTGTTACATTGACGAAGAATTTACTACAGATTGTATTGGATTATATTGAGAAACCAAATAAAAAGAATGAAGTCGACGAATTATCAGAAAATATTGCAATCTTATTTAATAAAGAATTTATTGAAGAGTTTTTACAATCATCTGATGTAGATGAAGAACAATTTGAATTAGATAATAATGATAGCATAGTTGACACGGTTGGACATCTAGCAAAAATGAAGGCAAAAGATTATCCTAGTTTATCAAATAAGGCAATATTTAAGTTCATGGATATGGTAGAAGTATAAATTAGATTATAATAATAGAAATAAAATAATAATAGAAATAAAATAATAAATATAATTTATTATTGTATTTTACATGAGTGAAAATCAAAATATTCAACTTTTTTTTAATGAAATACAAGAAGAATCAAAAAAAAATAATGAAAATATTATAAATGACATATTAACAAGTTTAGAAAATGAAGAATTACATAACATGTGTGTAAATTATTTATTTTCAGAATCATATTATAATGAATTAACAGTAAAAGATTTAATCAAAATATGTCAGTTTTATGGTTTAGATAAAGAAACAAAAGGTTATAAAAAAATGGATTATATTAATTTAATAATTGCATTTGAGTGTACACCTGAAAATTATGAATATGTAGAAAAACGGCAACGATTTTGGACATATATGATTGAATTAAAGAATGACCCAATAATGAAAAAATATGTATTTTGGGACTAATATGCGATTATGTCTATAAATTCTTATCTCACTAATTTATATACAATATGGTTGTATCTAAATTAGATAATAGCATTAATTATCCAGAATTAAAACGGGTTGACCCAGATGACTTAAGTCAAGAAGCAAATCTATATCAAATTGAAGTAAAAGGATTAGAACTAATTGTTGCAATTGGCAATCCTAAAAACACATTTGCAGACAAAGGCATTACTTATTTTCCTATATATTTAGTAAAATATAATAACAAAGTAATACAAATAGGTGTATATGAAGTGTCGTCGTTAAGTATTGTGGATTTAATAGATGAAGATGCAATGATTAATGTTGAACGTTTAGATGAACCTTTAATTTATGCATTTGTTACAAAAGAAATGATTGAAAAACTTAGGAAAGCGCCTCCTGCAATAGAGGAAAAAAAAGATACAAAGGAAAAAGATAAAACAAAAAAACAAGACAATAATAAAGATAAAACAAAAAAACATGAAAAAGACGAAATATTTATTCCTCAAGTTCGTCGTGATTTATTTACAATAAGAATAGGTGCTCTTGTGCCTGATGCGTTAAAAGAAGAAAATGCTAAAATGGCAAAAGATATTAGAGAGAAATATCATGAATCGGAAAGTGATACATGGATTCAACGTTTTATGAGCAATAAAAATTATACTATTCAAGACAATGAGGGTCAAGGTGATTGTTTTTTTGCATGCATTCGTGATTCATTTGCAAGCATTGGTCAAGAAACAACAGTTAGTAAATTGCGCAGTAAATTAGCAGAAGAAATGAAACAAGATGTATATAATGAATATAAGGAACGATTTGATATGTTTTCAAAAGAGCTAAATCATACAAAGGGAGAGTCTATTAAATATAAAAAAGAATATGATGAATTAAAGGCAAAACTAACAACAACAGTTGATAGAAACCAACAAATAATTATACGTGATGCTGCTTTAAAAATAAAGGAAAAATACGAAAAATTAAAGAAAGAAAATGAATATGCTAAAGATAATATAGCTGATATTCATTTTATGAAAAATATAAAAGGTTTAGAAGATTTTAAAAAATTTATTCGTACACCTGATTTTTGGGCAGACCCTTGGGCAATAAGTATTTTAGAAAGATTACTAAATATAAAATTTATTATAATGTCAAGTCAACAATATAAACGCAATGATTATGATGATGTGTTACAATGTGGTGGTCCAGTAGACCCTATTATAACAAGTCGTGGTGAATATAATCCAGAATTTTATATGATTGTTGATTACACAGGTGACCATTATAAGCTAATAGCATATCATAATAAGTTAATATATAAATTTAAGGAAATTCCATATGATATAAAAAAGATGATTACTGATAAATGTATGGAGCAAAATTCTGGTATATTTAAATATATTCCTGAATTTGAAAACTTTAAGAACTCAATTTCGAAGTCAGAAGCTCCGCGTTTTGACGAACTAGGTGAAGCAAAACTGTTAAATTTATATGATGATAACATTGTTTTTTCATTTTATTCAAAATCATCAGCTGACCCTAAACCAGGAAAAGGTTCTGGTGAAAAAATACCATTAGAAGCAATAAATGAATTTGCGGATTTAGCAAAAATAGATGATTGGCGTAAAAAATTATCTAATTATTGGATTCAACCGTTTACATTGGATAATAAACGTTGGGCTTCAGTTGAACACTATTATCAAGCATCTAAATTTAAAAAAAATAATCCTGAATTTTATTTATCATTTTCATTGGATTCTGGAACTGAATTATCCCAAAATCCAGAAATGGCCAAAGGTGCTGGAGGAAAAAGTGGTAAATTTAAAGGAGAACTTATTAGGCCTAAAAGTGTAGAAATAGATCCAGACTTCTTTTTAAAACGTGCAGATAATGAAATGCAAGCAGCTCAGCAAGCAAAATTTACCCAAAATAAAGATTTAAATATTATGTTAGTTGCAACAAAAAATAGTAAATTGGTTCATCATAGAAGGGGTCAATCTCCTGAAGTATTTGATGGATTAATGATTATAAGAGATAAGATTAGAAGAGGCGAATTGTAAATGTAAATAAAATGCAGATAATTTTACATAAAAATATATTTAGAAATAATATAATGGAACTTATTGACGAAACTAACATATTATTATCTAATATTGTAGCAGAAGAACAAGAACAAAAAGAACAAAAAGAACAAGAACAAAAAGAACAAAAAGAACAAGAACAAAAAGAACAAAAAGAACAAGAACAAAAAGAACAAAAAGAACAAGAACAAAAAGAACAAAAGATTATAGAGGAGGAAAAAGAAAAAGAAGGAACCCCAGTGTTAATGGAACTTCTTGAATTCGAAATGAATGATAATAAGATTGAATTTCCTGCAACCATTATGGCAT